CCATGTTTTTATGTATTAAGGGTAGACCCGTTAATTGTAATATTATTTCCTCCTACGCTATACGATTCTGAAATCTGCACAGCTTGAGGGTCATCTTGTCTATATGAAGGTATGTCACAATCTTTGCAGTACTCACCTACAAATTTTAAAAAGTTTGGTAAATAATCTTTAGTTTCATTTCTAATAACTAAGTCATTACACTTTTTCCAGCCGTTGCTTGCATTGTTTGATACTGGGTCTATATCTAACCCAGAATCTCCAGTAGCTGTGTAAACAGCGTTGTTTCGTAAAACTACAGACCCGTCTGCGTAAGTTCCTATATCTGCAGGGTCCCACTCTCTACTACCAGAATCTTTCCAAATTTGTAAACAGTCAATGCTAGCATCTTCTAAAGAGGGTGTGCTCGCATCTGTACAATTGTATAAACACGGCAAGCCTTTTCTAGACATAAGATCGTCAATGATAATCATTTTCCAAGAGTCCATATTAGAACAGCTGTCGCTAAGTCCTGTAATATGCTTTGTGTAATATCTATTACCAGAAGCTGCAATACACTTTTTGTTGTAGTCAAGCAACTGATTAATTTCATTAGGTATACACGCAGGTACAACTGTAGTAACACCTTCGCATCCAGAAATACAAGCGTTTATATCTCCATACTCACAGCTGCCGTCATCAAAAGTTGCAAAAGACTTAAAGTTTGTAGCATTTGAATCCATACATCCCCCTACAGAACTTAAATATATACAAGTTTGATCGTCTGTAGTTGCAGCTGTGTTGTAATTAGATGCTATGGGGTCTGTACATCCACAGCCAGGCACAGAGGATGCAATTGCAATTTGTGTAGTATGCGAATCATCTAGATTACCTGGGTTTACATTAGTAAGACCGTTACTGTCATAATACAAACTCCCGTAATAATGAATATTAATAACATATGCTCCTACAGGCAAGTTATTAAACGTAAAGTTAGCTGCATTATTTTGAAAAACGTTTGTAGAATTTATAATAAGGTAGTCTCCAGCTGCTGGATTTCTAATAGAGTCAGGAGACTGCAATTGAGGTGCATAATTGCTAGCTACAAGATGATTATTAGTATTTATTCCTGTTTCTATAAAAACAAGCCACCCTATTCCATTTGGATTATTAAATTGTCGAAGAATGTCAGCTGCGTCAGTACGTGGTACATTTACTGTTAAACTTCTTGTATTTCCGTTATTACACAATGCTGCAGTTGTAGACATTTTTTATGTTTTAAGAAGATGAAATAGTAATAGTAACACCTTTAGAAGCAAGACTTCTTAACCTAGTTGCATCAGTTATTTTACCTGCACAGCCTAAAGCTATACACTCCTCTAAAGTTTTAGTTCCAGTGTAGTTGTTTTGTATAAACTGACATTGCCCGTTTACACATTTATAAGTTCCTTGAGTAGGATATGTACAACTGCCATCGTTAATGTTTGCAGATGCATTGTAATTTGTTGCAGAAGGGTCTGTACAACCTAAAACATCTGTATCTCTATCTGATAAATATTGACAAGACCCGTCATCTACTATTGCAATTTCTTTGTAATTAATTGCTTTTGGATCTGTACAACCTTTGTATAAATCAGAGTAAGAACAAGACCCGTCGTCAAAAACTGCATCGCTATTGTAATTATTTGCTTTAGGGTCTGTACACCCAGCTTGCTCAACTACAAACGGTCCAAATATTTCGTAACACGTTTCTGCTTTAGTACTTGTATTTCCTGCGCCGGCATCTACGTCGTATCTAACAAGAATAGCATATTCCCCAGCTGCCCGATTGTTAAATATGTATGCTCCACCAGTTGTGGAAACTGTTGTAGCTAAAGTTGCTTGGCTTGAGAGGGTTAAGTCTCCTCGTTGGTTATTTCTTTGCTGTTCTTGTGCAGACTCTGTAATTCTAGAACCTACAGAAGGCATTTTGTACAAGTAGTAGTCTACAGGATTAGCTTGAGTACTGTAAAAGCTCTCAGCTACTTTAAACTGCAGTAAATTAGGATAGCCTAAAACTGTGTAAGGCTCTGGGTATTTAACCCCTGCAAAGTTTATAGATCCTTTATTTAAGGATACCCCAGAAGCATCACTTATAGACCTAACAGTTGTAGATTTTCCTGTATCTAAGACCCAAGGACCTAGTACATTTGCTAAAGCAGTTCCAGCAGCTAATCTACCCCCATTGTTACAATACACACATGCGTCTGCAGAATCCTCAGGATATGTGTTGTCATAATTAATTGCAGTAGTACCAGTTTGGCACCCAAACACACCTTCGGCTATACCGCCTGTAGAGCCTATTACAAATTGTATTGTTTGAGAACATGCTGTTCCGTTAGAATCGGATATTGTAATTGTATACCCACCGGTGTACAAATTGCTAACCGTAATACGATCTGTAGATATTCCAGTAACAGGTATGCTAGAAAAAATTACTGTAGGGTCTACTAATCCAACTACATTGTTTACTGCTATAGTGTACGAGTAGTTAGCTGTGCCTCCTTCTACTACAAATGTAGCTGTTCCGTCTGCAGAATTATCGCTAGTAGCTTTTTCAGTAGCATCCAATGCAACATTAAAAGTCTCGCACCCGGCTACGTATGTACAACAGCCTCCGTCTACATTTACGTTGCTGTTAATTTTATCTGCCGTAAGAGCTACACCCTCACAGTCATTGGCCATAGCCCCACTTGCAGTACAAGGTAAAGAGTTACCAGCACAACCTTTTAAATAGTAGTTAGAAGCTCTAGGATCTAAACAGACACTATTAGTTTGTGCATCTCTTTTAGCTAAAGCTATTAATATAAACCCGCCTATTACTTTAGGTCCTGGGACATTAATATTAACATTGTTGGTAGTGGTAAAAGCTATAGAAGTGCCGTCATCTTTTTCTCCTCTAGGCCTACCAAGACTTGTCTCGCTAGATCCTAAATTTGTGTGGCTTATAGAGTTTAAAAATTGGTTTTGTAGTTCTGTGGAACCAATATACGCAGCTGCACCGTCAGAGGTGTAGTAATAATCTTGTGTAGCGCTTGTGTCTAAATGGCTGTTATTAGAAGAAGGAAATATAAACAGCTGCCCAAACTGCGTTCCTTCTGAGTAGTACATAGAGTCTACTAAGCTATACCCTAAAGCATCATCAGGGTTAACCGCAAAACTAAATGACCTTATGAGGCTTGAAAAATCTTGACTAAGAGCATTTGAGGCAGGAAGCTCTGCTACTACCACATCTTGCGTAATAGATGAGCTAAAAGTTACAGAAAGTACTCCGGATCCTTTATACTCAATGATATTTTCCTGAGACCCGTCAAGCAACAGATTAATCTTCTCTGATATAATAGACAGGTTAGAACCTTGGTCTACAGTAACAGATGCAACCTTATCAGAGTCATGCGAAGTAAGTACAGCATAAGATACTCCTGCAGAATCCTTGAAGTATTTGTAAGATAAAAATGTTTGCTTAGCCATGTCTAACAGTTACACCCACAGTGACCTGCGCACATGTCTTGGGCAGTTAAATACTTTTCTTGAGCACTGTCAATTACTGCTTGTATTTGTTGAATAGTTCCAGCCTCGTCTGCCAAAGCAAGTTCTGATTCTGCAGTCTTAAGCAGTAAGAATATTTTTTGAGCTTCTGCCAATTGATCTGCACATTTTGTACAATCGCAGTCACATTTAAGCAGCTCATTCATTTTACTAGCCAAACAACATTGAATATCACAAGATAATAGTACAGCAGCTCTAGCAAAAATACTTCCGGCAACAAAGTGATTAACTACATAAATTCCATTACCACCTCCTATCTCTGCAGCTGTTACAACCCTGGTGCTGCTCTCTTCTGTAAAGTCGTAAAAAACAGTATTAGTACCGTTAGTTATTTCGATAGTGTTCTGTCCGCTAAGAGCATTAGTGACAGATATAATTATTTTGTTACAATCTGCAGTATGTGATACGTTTAATGCCATTTGTCTAATATAATAAAAAAGACTAATAGGGAGACAAGCTCCCTAATAGTCTTAAATTAATTTGCTATTAAGCAGATTGTGGGCCTACGTAATATTGTACGTAAACATCAACTACACCAGCAGTCAAAGCTGCTGTTGCAATCACAAACTGAATACCTGTGGCAGATGTAGTCTTATCGTTAACTGCGTTAGCGATTACACTTTCGTCTGCGTAGTCCGCATTATTATAAGCAACTGCAGCATTCAAAGTAAGTCCACCAGCTGTAAGAGCTAGAGTAGCTGAACCACCGCTTGTTAAAGCTGTAGTAGTACTATGAAAAACATCTGTAATAATTGCATTATCAGGAATAATTGCTGAGTTACCTGGTACGATTGTACCTACAGCGCCGCCATCAACTGAAAAGTCGTATCTAGCGTGAGCTGTCATCAATTTAGGGTGTGCCATGTTTTCTTAAAATTTAAAAGTTAATAATTATAAACTAACAGGAGCTAACCCCGCAGATGCTAAGTAACCATTTAGTTTAGACTCAAAAGCAACTCTGTTTGCATCAGTTGCAGCATCAGATAAAGCAATAGTAATTTCTATTAAATTATCTACACCTTTGATAGCAGACATAGTGCTGCCGTCTTTTGTGGCTGCAATAACGTACATATCGTAATCTGTGCCAGCCACTGCGTTTACTGCAGGCTTGTTAGGCAGTTTCAAACGATCATAAAATCCTTGGCTTACACCGTGTAGTGATTCTTCTATAGCAATAACTGCAGAACCTTCACCAACACCTGGATCAGCTCCAGACTCAGCAACAACAGTAACTGTCAAACCAGCAACTACTAAATTGCTGTCTATAGGCATTTCAAAGTTAGATGGTTCGTAATCCCAGCTGTCACCACCTTTGGTAGTAGCGCCTCGTAGGATACCTGAAAATACAACTTGATCAGTGTTAGATACAGAAACACTTGCTGGACTTAACCAATCTGGCAAGCTATCCAAAGCATTGTACGCAGCTACAACATCTGCAGCAGCATTAGCAGCAGAACGACCGCTAGCAATTTCAGTACTAAACTGAAAAAACTCTGGACGTGGTCCACCTTTTCGTACAAACTTAAGAGTTAAATCTCCTTTTGCAGTAGAAGTTCCTGCAATATCAATAGTTACTGTAGCAGCACTTTGATCTGCAGATTCTTTACCTGACCAAGAAATTACGTTTCTACCATAGAACCATGGAGATACGATGTTGTTTCCAGATGTACCTTGAACAATACGAATTTGTTCGCTATCAGCGATAGTGTCACCAACAACTAATTCCGTTGGTCCATTATCGCTTAATTTTTCAATAGAGATTGCACCCGCAGCTACTAAACCACTTGATGAGCTGTATGCAGTGCCATCTCCAACAAATAAATGTCTTGACATTTTTTTTAAATTTTCGGTAGCTTGAGGCTACCATTAATAAAACTATTCATTCTTTGTAACCTCTACTGATGCAGATTGGTATCTGGGATCAGAAATGGCTTCTAATATACTGGCAACTGTCATCGCAACTATCTCTTGATGAGTGTGTTCAGGCAGTTCACAGTTTACCCCCAAAGATAAGGAAATCTCTTTTGGCTTTCTTATGTAAGTTATTTTTACAGCGTCTATTATAAATATATCATTCGTGTAAACATCTATCGACCTACCACGCATTGTTGTCAATGGTGACGTATGCTTTGTAGTATTAAATGGATCGTTTAAAAGCGTAAAAATATCGTCTTGCTGAGAAAATCTATTACCTCGTGTAAGCAGGTCTGAATAAGATATTGGTTCTCTTTTTTCTGAATAGCTAGCGTCTAGTATTTCTCCGTTTAAAGGTGTTGGAATAGCTCTTGATATGTCATCTCCTGTGTATGGCGATCCTTCAAGTTTAGATACAGCATTCCCTCCAGAAGCATCCCACTCAAACCACTCATGAGTTACTGTATCTACTACAACAATAAAACTTCCGGGCTCGTACAGAGTTTCAAACTCTTCCCAGTAAATTGTAAAACCAATTCCTGGATTATTTAAAATGTCTTGTTTAATTGCCTCAATATTTGCAGGATATGACGATGGCGACCAGCCAAAAGATTTTAAATTGCCTGAAGCCGCCCACACTACAGCAGATTTATCACCTTTAACCATTTCCATACTTTCAATAAATGCAGAATTCTCCCCATTACTATCGGTAGTAACCATAAAATTGTTAAAGTCTACTACAAAATAACTTACAGAAGGCAAGTTAACTAGTGAGTATTCTATCGGCTTACAGTTATTGATGTAAACTCTAGAAACTTGGTTTACCAAGTACATGTAGTCAGTAGGAAGTGTAAAAGTATCTACAAAAATATTTTTTTGCAGTTGCTCTTTAAAAGCTGTTACCGCTTCGTACTCGCGTACGAGAGTTCGTAAATCGTCAATACGTTTCTGAGATTCTTCAAATCCTTTACGGTAAATGTTGTTCTTACCGTATTTACCATTGATAAACCTGAACACACTTTTGTTCAATTCTAAGTCTATCTCTTCGGATAGTAGGCTGTCAGCCTGGAGTGAATTAATCTTATCCACTCCTTGCTGTACAGCGATATGCATCTCAGTTACATTCATATTAAGTCAATGCCAACTCTTTTAATTTAGCCCGTAGGACTGTTAATTTACCAGAATTCTTTTTGTCCTTTAGGTAGATGACTGTATCGTCAACTGTTTCCCCTAAGATTTCATCTATAAAGATAACCTGATTTCCGATCTTTCGTAAAACTCCTGCAGTAATCATTTCGTCGATTTCTGCTTTCAGCTCTAAGTGCTTGTCAGTTGCAATGCGTAAGAACTTCTTAGGGTTCTTGTCTTTCAATGCGTACAAGGAGTTTTCAACCTGCTCGTCCGTCATTCTTTCCGGATTGCTCTCTGACATCAAACGCAATACACGTTTCATGTTTGCTAAACTAGAAGAAAGTTTAATGAACTCTTTGTCCGCGTCTTTCTTAAGTTTGATTTCATTGTTCTTGACCTTGTCTTCTCTAGTAAGATCTTGGATATAGAATCGCTTGTTAAAATTAGCATCCATTTCCTCTTTGGTCAGTGCTACATGTGGATGTTTAAGTGCAAAATTGTACTTAATGTAATCCATTATGTTTAGTGGGTTATTGTTACCATCTAAACCTACCTCTAGTTCAACTCCTGTAAATCCTACAGGAATAGTCAAATCTGCATAGAATTGTTTTACATGTCGTGGCCAGTCAACGTGGTCTGGGGATACATCTAAAATACCATTCAGATATTTCTTGTTTTCGTCTGCACTAAATCCGTGCAACGGTTGTCTATTTACATAGACACTACTGAGTTTTGTTGTTGCCTCAGCTCTTACTGCTTTAGGTAAGTGACTATCTAAGTCCTTTCTCCTAATGAAGATTTTTTTACTCATTTCAGTTCTTTTTAGTTAATTGTTATAGGGTGGAAAGAATAACTCTCCTATATTTTAAAGTAAGGATGTGAGGAGCAAAGCTCCCCACAACCTCAACCAAACCAATATATAGACCGCGTTACCGCCTTATTTAGGAAGCGACACACTGAATGTCTAATGACGTGTCAAAACGCTTAAGCGCTAGACCAGCCGTCTTCAACATGTGTACGCTTGCCCCGTCCACGTCAGATGCTCGTGCAGAAGTCGATTCGAATCCTTTTGGAACAACTGAACCGGCTACACACCAACGCATCATCTCACGACCTTTCTTAGAGATCATTTGTAAGTTGTTCTGACCGTCGTAGTTAGACTGATCAACGAACACCATACGGTAAGACTCAAGTGAGTAACCTGTAACAGGGTGTTTAGCACGAGCTTGAGCAACAGCACCGTGATCAAACAATGGTAGTTTTACCACGTTTACAGAGTGTCCGTCGATGTGCTCGTACGAAGTAAAGTAACCTGACATGCCTAAGCTACGTCCGCTACCTGTGATGAATCGGTTTTCACCGCCCACTTTCCAATTTCCTGCAGATCCTACAAAGTGATTTTTAAGAGCTTCATCAAACTCACGTGCACCACCCGTACCAGTGTAGAGAGTGATTTGCTTAGTAGCAGCATCAGTCATTCCGTAGAATAAGTCACCGATGATGTTTTTAAGCTTAGACTCTGTCATAGTAGAGTAAGTGTCCTTGTTTATGATTTGTTGGAATAAACCAGGACCTACGATTACAGGCTGACCATTTTCATCTTTCATCTGAGTGTGGCCGTTACTATCGTAAGTTTTCTCTCCGTACCAGTAATACATTTCACATTCTTCTTTGAAGTCTAACATGTGTAAGTACTCTTCGTAGTCCATCCACAACTTAGTTGTAGAGCCACCTTTTGTTGGTAAAGAAAACTCAGCTACAAATTCTTTAGCGTTACCAGACATGTGGTAAGACTTACGTACTGTAGTTAGTTTGTTACGTACCAATCCTGGAGTTTCCCAGTTAGATGCATTCCCGCGAGAGAAATCAACACCTACAGGTGCGAACATCTGAGCCCACAATGCACCAACTGCAACGTCAGCTGCAGGTACAGTAGCAGTGCTAGAAGGATTTACAATCTGAAGAGTGTATTTCCAACCAGACCCAGCAGCTACTTGCTGTGGTTCTTTCATGATACGAGCTTGCGCACCTGATTGAGATACAAGTACGTAAGGAAATACAAAGTGTTTGTCAGGAAACTCAATCTCAAAAGAAGAGCCACCAAGACCAACATTAGAAGTACTGCTAGGTGCTCCTGAAACCGGACGAGTTCTCAAACGGTGTGTTGCCACACGGTACTCATACTCAAGACGGTCAATAGACTTTACGTTACCAACACCTTCAGTTAAGAAAGAAAGTGGGAAACGTTTGTCATCCTTACCAGCTAGGTGAGTAATGATTGGAGATAACTCAGACGGCTTAGAAAGCAAAGCATTTGCAAGACTGTTCATGTCAGTCATCTGTGAGTCGTTATAAAACGTCTTTTGCACAGAAATGTTTGTTCCGTTAATTGCCATTTTTTATCTAATTATTTAAAAGTTATCGCATTTTAAAATTGCCATTTATCATATATCAAGGTCTAGATTGTCTAAGTCAACATTCTTAGAAGGTCGTCGTCCTGCCTTTCGTGCACTCTTAACTCTCTCCTCGTTGCTAGAGATTCTGTCTCTCAATGATCTTGTTGAAGCAGTCTTTGCTTTGGTCTTTATAATTTTCTCCAAGTTAAACCCTTTAAACATTAAATAGTCCATGGCTAACTTGACATCCATTTGCGCCTCTCTATGGTCTAGATCACGTTGCGTGAATCCTTCCTTAGTTACTGGCTTTGACACATAATCAAAGAACTTGCCTTTATCTCGTTTAGGAACTGCTATACCGGCAAACTCATCAGCATCGTTGATAGTTTCGTAAACACCGTTCCAAAATTTTTCTTGCTCTTCGGCCTGCTTTATTCTGTTTTGCTTTTGCTGCTCGACTAACTGTTGTCTTTGAGCACCTTGCTGTTTAGCTAAAGCTTCTTTAGCAGCTTGAGATTTTTGGAATAACTTGCCTGTATCTTCGTAGTCTTCAAGTAATTCTTCAATAAAGTCTTTGTCGTGGCCCTTGGCAGTAAAATAATCTGACAATATGGATTTTTGGCTACGAACATCTTCTTCGTCAATCTCAATCTTGTTATAATCCAAATTAGGATCATAAGCCTGCATAAACTCTTGCGAGTCTCCCCCGTTGATAACATACTCAAGATGGTTTTTAACTAAAGGAAACTTCTCAAATAATTGATCAAGTTGCTCCTCTGCCATTTTACCACTCATATCTTGAGTGAGTTTTAACAATCCTTCAGTAGTATCTTCATACTCTTCGTCAACTTCGTATCCTAGTTTGGATAAGATTTGACCTACTACTGAATCATCATCTCCAGAATCATCATCTTGATCATCATCCTGATCATCGTCGTCATCCTGGTCATCGTCCTGATCTAGATCATCATCATCATCGTCGTCATCATCTTGATCATCATCTGCAGCAGGCTTTTTAGATTTTGATTGTGCATCATTGTCTAGTTCGTCTGCTCCAGGAGGGGTGTCGGTAATGTCATCATCATTGGCATCTGAATCCATCTCGACGCCACCGTCTAACATATCATCAAAAGATATGTCGTCTAGTGCAATTTTTTCTTGTGCGTCACTCATTGTCTATAAAATTAATCTTTACAAAATTATTTAAAATTAGTCCGATTTACTTGGTTTGATTATTTTTTCGTATATGTTTTACTGTATAACACTTAGAAGCTTTTCTTAAGTCTTACACCGAACCTAGGCCCTTCATTTTCTAATGCAATTACACCAGGAACTGGGTACATACTGCCCTGATAAAGACTATTAGGCTTTGAGTAGTAACCTTCAATAAAATCTCCGTCTCCCATATCATACTTTAGAGAAAGTCTACCAGCACCTCTACCCATACCTGAGTAAGCATCTCTTTGACTTAGAGGAGCTACAGTGCCTGTGCCCGTACTGCCGTATATAGGATTGTTGCGGTTTTTATCGTACCTACCTCTCATTTCGTATCCCACACCAAGAGATAGATTATCATTTAAAGAAAAATTAGTTTGTGGAGTTACGCTCATGTAAGGGCTAATAGCACCGTTAGCATACCCAAGCCCTGCCTCACCTTCAAAGCTACCTCTTACATTTACACCGCTTCTAGGAAACATATTCTCTAGAACATTTCCTGGAACACCTTGCCAACTAGCTTGCCCCCTAATACCTGCTCTTAAGTTTTCTCCTGCAGGTCTAAAGCTTTTACCTTTACGATTTCCTATACCTATACCCCCACTTCCTATCAAATCTGCACGGTATTTAATTTCATCTAGTATATCAGTACCTTGCAGACCTAATGAGAATCTAGACTCGTCATCTACTAAGTTTTTACCAAAAGTGTAATTAGTAACTGCATCTGGAGTTTGTGCCCAGTTAGGTCTAGTACTTTGACCTGGCTTTATGTAAGTATCTACTTCTTGGAATGTATCTCCTTGCCGTCCACCAAATTGGTATTTATTTGGATATACGCTTTTATCAAATGCTGGACCTACATCTTTATAGTTTTCCTTAGCAAAATAAATAGCATCTTCAGGACGATCAAAACGTATAGCTTCATTCATTCTAGGCCCAGTCCTTTCTAATTTGCCATTTACATCTTGTATGTCTGGAATAGCATAGTTGCCATAACTGCTCATGTAATGCGTACCTGTAGTGCCGTCATCAAATTTATAAGAATTGTCAGGCGGTACAATCATTCTTTGTATAGCAGGATTATTACCAAAATGGCTATCTAATGCAATACGAGCTTTCATCATACCTCGCATACCGTCTTCAAACCCATCTTCTTCTTCTTGATACTTAGGTATGTACTTATATCCAGACCTGTCTTGTATTAAATCGTACTTGCTTCTAAATTCTTTAGCCTTATCGGTATCTGAATAGTAAAAATCTAATTCTTTATTTACAGTAGGATGACTTGGACTTTTCATAAACTCTCCTACCCCACTATCGTTAAAATAAAAAGTTTTTAAATGCGCATTTGGGTCAGTAGCAAATTTTTCTAAGTCTTCTTTAGGAGCCAATTCAAATGCTCTTCTTAAGTTATAACTTGAAGTATCATTTTTAGTTTCTGGAAGACTTTGATAGTATTCTTTAAAACCTCCTGGTTGAAATTTAGCTCTGTAACCACCTTTCTTGTACGCAGGTGTTTCTATAACTGTGCCTTTGCCTGGTCCCGTAGGTAAACTCTCAATACCTGGCGGCACATTCTTAAACGATTGTACTAAGTGCCCTTGTTCGTCAAACTTGCTGATGTTAATAGGAGCCTTCATACCCTTTGTGTTAAAAGGTGTGTTAGGTGGTACATCAGGGAATGCCATAGAAGCATTGGTGTTACCAGCTGCATGCTGTGGACGTAAACCTTGTGATTGCTGCTCTGGAGTCTGCGCAACTTCCATATTCTGAGGCTGCAGTAGCTGGCTAATATCTTGGCCGGCTCTTGCCGCATTATACAAATCTAGAACGCTGCCTTTGTAGCCAACTGCTCTA